CATGACTTTTACCGGATCCCTGATCCAAGCGCAGCACCTACGGGACTGCGTCGGTCGGGATCGGAAAAGTTCCCCATGGGATCGGCTGTTGCCGGTCCTTGGGAACTCTAATAAGGAGGCCCGAGACTATTGTCTCAGGTTCCTTATGCCTTCTGGGTCGCTTTTCGATGAAAAGCACCGCGGGCAGAAACTCCGCAAACAACAGTTTGGGAATACTGCCAGCCGTAGCGTGAGATACGCTGAAGGATTGTTTGTAATTCTAACCCGTGATATCGGGTTAGGGTACAAATCAGCCAAAATTCTTGTCGATAGACAAGAATCGCAGCTAAATCGAATTCAAGAGTTCATAGCTGGACTCGTGGATTCGTACTGGTTAGCCGATGAACTATCGTTCCTCGAATCTTCACCAGATCAACTTCTCTTACGCGATTGCGTAAGGAAGATTTTCCATGTGGGTGCGACAAATCTGTCGGACCTAGTGGATATGTGGAAAGCCTACAGTAGTTGGCTCTTCCACACTTTCAGCGAAACCGAAGGTGTCGCTGTACAGCAACCAGCAGACAATATCTTCTGGAGGCTGAATGGAATGTCCGTTAATAAACGGATTCTCCAACGGGAGGGTGACCAGATGTTGCGAATGCAAGAACTGGCCCACCTAACCGCTACTCGTCAAATGCCCTTTATGGGGGCAAAGACGATCAAGAAGTCTCTCAAAGCCTTTGCTAAGGTAATTCAAGATGACTTCGAGCCTGACTCACGGACTATCGTCCAAATGGGCCAGGCAGCACGCAGGATTGGATCTATCTGTCGAAAGATCCGACCTGCAAAAATCACCCCAGGGTGCTTACACATTAGTGTTACATCCTCAGGTGAATACAGCCATAGCATCCGAAAGGGTGCTCAGGCTGGTGCCGTTGCAGACGCCATTCGGCGTGTGCTAACGGTAATACCGGAGTTTTCCTATGAGGAAGAAACTCCGTTCGGAAAAGCTGTTCACATCGGGGGAATCCCTCGGTGGAAAACAATTTTCCGTAATGAACCTCTTGAAACATCAAGAGAATTCATGAGTCGAGTATCTCTAATAAGAGGTCTCGAAGATCGGTTCACGGGTCTTGATGAGACTCTTGGTGAACAGATTATGTATGTGGCGTGGAAGGAATCCCAACCAACGCCCATACTTAGAGCCGAAGTCGTCCCAGAATTGGGCAACAAGGCTAGAGTAGTAACTCTGTCAGAATACTGGCTGAATATACTACAAGCTCCATTGGCCCACCTATTGGTGGAAGCAATGAAGTTTCACCCCTCAGTCTTCTCGAGCTTTCACCGACAGGATCAAGCTTTTGAAGCAGCTAAGGGATTAGCTCGTCTAAAAGTCCACGGCCTGCGGAAACTCCGCTCGACAAACGTCGAATGGCTCAAGGACGGCTCGAAACGTGAAACACATTTCGAAACAGACGAGGCTGTACTTTCGTCGGATCTGAAAGATGCAACGAACGTACAAAACTGGAACCTAACAAAAGTTATGCTCCGGTCATTTATTCGGGGATATGGCCTAGAGGTCAGACCCGAATATATCAACCTAGTAATGGATCTAATAGGACCCAGGCTGGTTGTATTCCCCGACTTCTCAGAACCAACGGTTCTGAGTAAGACTGGGATTATGATGGGTGAGGCGATAGCCAAACCGTCATTAACGTTACTCAACCTGGCGGTTGAGGAACTAGCTTTTATTCGTTATACTAATAACGATAAATTGCTTTTCTCACATGACCCCTCTCCCTATCGGGATTGGCGTTATGTGCACATAGGAGGGGATGACCATCTAGCAAGAGGGCCTATCCCATACCTTGAATCCATTACTTCGATACATCGAAGTTGTGGATCCCACATCTCTGAGGATAAACATGGTTATTCGAGGAAATGTGTAAAGTACTGTGAGAGATTGTTAAATCTAACAAATCTCAAGTACGGAAAACCTTTTGACCAGGATGACTATAGTCATTCTATCATTGTTGATAGTGTCAAGGTTCGCCTTCTCACTCGTGGTCAATCGACCATGATTGCGAAGGATAACAAGAATGTCGCGATTGGTAAATCGGGACAACTTGGAGGATGTCTAGAGTGGTTGCCGAATGACGACCGCTACTGGACATATACTAAAAAGGACTCTATTAGAGCCCTTTTTATTGAACGCATGGGTCCGTTACTGCCTAGAAAGTCAGTTAACGCACGTGCGTTTGCGGCCATACACCTACCAACAGCAGTTGGGGGCTTTGGCCTCGGATTGAAGAGAGATCTACTGAAGTGGACTCTCGCCTCTCCTGAACCTACACAGTGGTTGATATCTCAACTACTGGCAGGACGTTCATCAGATAAAGATCTAAGGGTCTTTAGAAAGCTGAACACAAACGTTTCCACACGTGGCGTTGAAAGTATTCAACGCTACCAGGAACGTTTAATGGACGACATCAACCAACAATGTTGGATGGCATGGTCCATGAATGCTAACCCGGGACAAGCAATGTTCGCGGGTTCGCCTTTGCAGCCCATCGATTGGTATGCCCTAAAAAGGATGTACCCCTCCGATAATAATCGAAGAACAATCGCTGAGGCTGCTGAAAACAATATTCTCTCTGTCGAGGAATTTGTTAAAAGAGCAACTAGAGGAAATCTCTTCCAGGAGCTCTTAATTGGTGTTGGAGAACTAAAAGTTTTTAACACCAATAAATACGTAACCACATACCAGAAACTGGTTTGGCCGTATTATGAATCTCAGTTGAAGGATTATAGATATATAAACCTTCCCAAAGATTTAGACTCTCAAAAGATTGCAACAGCAATCAATAAGAGCCAAAGTCATTGGTTTATCAGAGCTGATACAACCATGTACTTAGAAACTAATCAATCCACAACAGTGGATGAGAAGTTTACTTGGGAGGGAGGTAGTTTTATTAAACTACACACCCGCGGACTACCAAACATGGTAATCCCACCCAAGAGACTCGGAGTCCGTGTTTGTTAACCCGGAATCCGTGACACTAGGACCTTGAAAGGAAACCCCGAAGAGCTCCTACGATCCCACCGCCGCAGTCAT